ATCCAAGTCATATACTTTCGGAATGATGATGTTCGTTGAACCACTTATCGTTTCTGATGGTAATGGTCTGAATGGAAACTCCATTGTTGATTCTCCTTGAAGGATATCCCCAATCGCACGGAATTGCCTTGTTCCAAATGGAACGACGTATTGTTCTTCCCATAACTTACCCAAGTGTTCTTCTTCTGCGGGTTCGTATTGGAAGTTCCACGATTTCTGTAGTTGGTAATTTACTGGTTCTAATGTGTAAGGCGAGTTTATATCAAGTTTGGATGTCCAATCCAACTTGTTTGCGTATTGTTCTGAGTAGTACCAATTGTATGGTTCTATTCTAAATGTTTTTGGTTGTGGTGATTGAATGATTACGAGATTGAACATCTTCATGATTGCTTTGAAGAAGTCGAACGCAGAGGTATCAGGAATCTGTAATTTCATATCCACGAAGTTGTTCTGTGTGAATATGGGTGCGTCGTATAGGTCCCATCTTGCTCCGAAATTGGAACCTTGCCATTCATATGGACCTACCCATAGACCTGCGAATCTATTTGAACTTGTTGAGTTATTAAATCTTATGAATAGACCAATGTAATCACCTGCGGACAACTGAACGTTATTCATGAATATACGTTGGTTGTTTACGTTGTTGTAATTCAGTGCGATTAGGTTATCAGGTGTTCCCCCGACTGCTGTTCTTGTTGCAGGGTTAAACAATCCCTGTATTGTTGAACTCTTGAATATCGTTAAACCATAATATGTGACAACTGTGTTGTTGTTAAATAACTGATTTATCTTTCCAAAGAATTCGAATGAGTATAGACCTGATACGGGTGCTTGATAAACACCAAAGGTCTCATTGAAGTTCAACGATGGGTCATAACCATCCGTTGTTCCAATCCTGTCAAAATATATTTGTTGTATTGAACCGTTCTCGTATCTAAATTGCTGTGCTTGAGGTAATGCGTTACCATAAACCCTGAAGGTATTCTGATTTGTTTTTCCTGACGCGGTTTCTATTCCAATCTTTCCGTTTGCTGCAAGGTCGAGATAAATCGACTCAAAATATGGGGTGTCAAAGAAGTCAGATTCGACTTGGTAACCTGACTCTTCAAAAATCTTATTTAAGACCGATTTTAGACGTATAGCGGGTTTAAAATAACTTGGGTTGACTGCACTACCCGAAAAATCAAATCCCGTATTTCCAATCGTATTGATTGCGAATTGGAATTGGGTTGTATACCCTGTTCCTTGATATTCCAATCCATAGTGAATCATGGGGTATAAGATATCCCCGTTGAATAGACCTTGGGTGTTTCCGGAATTTGCTAACCATGACATCGTAACAGTATCATAGTTTTGAACGTGATTATAGTTATTCCAATTGAGTTTCTTCAGTTCTGTTTCCAAAATGATTGAACTAAAGTCAGTAACCTCAGATAGAATATAAACCTCATAACCAATTCTATCACCATCAACGGTGATAGAATTTAATCTAAGGAATCCCTTGAATATATCGGTCCCTCTATATTGGACAACACAACTACGTTTTGTTAGAGGGTCAAAACCTGTACCATTGACCTCATAGAAATGTTCAAAGAATTCATTATTGATTGAAGTACCAGGTATTTCAAATGTCTTTGAATAAGGACTTCTCCTTGAAGTTATTTCTGTTAGGTCTGTCTCTTGAATGATAACATTTATTGGGAGGTCTTCGAACAAATCCAATTCTCTCCATTGGTTATTATCATCAAGAACCAATAAGGTTGTATTCATCTTATCCGTTTAGTAATCGAATATTATTTGAGTAAACATAAGTCAACTCAAGATTGTACATTGTTCTTGTACCTTTTGTTTTTCTCACGAAGTCATTTCCAACGATATTGATTGGGAACAATGTTCCATCGTGTTGAATCAGATACGCATCGTTTGTGGTATATAGTTCTTCCAACCATACAAACTCAGGGAAGTTGATATATCCTGAATTGACGATATGTGTTTCCAAGATATCTGTTTGGAAATCTGTTGTTCCCCTTGAATATGTTGTTTTGATTGGGTTAGATGAACCCCATGCGACATTCATTTGTCCATAAGTCTCTCGGTTGATACCGATACCTTCACTTCTATACTTTTGGAATCTGAAGTAATCGTAAACGCCGAACCTGTTTTTGAACATTATGATATCATTCTCAAAGAAGTTACAGTTACCAACAACATTGAATTGGAATATCTCTGAGACAGGTACGTAGTTAGCACAAGGTTGTGTACCACCTGATGGAGTAAATAGATTCGGTTCAACAGAAGGTTTTGTTATTGATGGTTTGGTTGTAGATGGAGAACATGGGAAGTTAGCAACACACTCATTACAACTTGAATAAGTTGAAACGTTTGTCCAATTACCATCAAGACCTGAACCACCTTTTGCGTATACAACCCAACATTGACCACTGAATGTGAAAACATCATCGATTTGTAGGACCCCATCTATCAATACTTCATATTGAGTTGTTAAAGTACAACAATCTCTTACATACGCGAATTGAGAATTTGGGGTGGGAGTGGGGGTAGGAAAAGGTGTTGGACAAGAACCAAGGTCTGTCACCGTCGCAGGTGAACCACCTTCGAATCCAATTGAGTTCTCACACGCACAGAGGAAATATGTTTCACCAGGTGCAGGGAAGAATGATATCACGATACCAGGGTTCGCACAATCTTGATAATCCACCTCAAAGGTTGAACTACCATAGTTGTAAATTGAATAGTACTTACAGTTACACGCAAATGGTGAGTTAGATGGTGTAATCGATGGTGTGACAGAAATTGTGGGTGTCGCAGTCGGTGTCAAACCAGGTGTGACACTTGGTGTTAAAGTGGGGGTTACACTTGGAGTGGGGGTCGGAGTGACGGCACTCGCTAACCCGAACAATTGAATGTGATAGTATGATGTATTCTGTGGGAAGTTATAGATGTTCTTAGGACCTGCCCCCACGTTTAGAATATTATATTTCTGAGTTCCTGTAAAGGTATAGTCAACATAGTTCTCATAACAGAACTGTGCTGGTCCACCACCATTGTCAATGGTGTTGGAATAAGTGAACGCGGTAATCAATAATCCATCATCATCGAAGAACGAATATTTGACGAAATAAGGTTCAGATAAATATGGACCACCCAAATCACCATTTGTAAAAGATAGGGTGTTATATTCATCGTAAGTGATGTCTCTGATTCTTGGTGCGTTGGTGAGGAATAAACAATTTGTTGTAAATGGAAAATCAGGACTCACTGTTCCTGATAGTGTAAACTGACCTATGTTCAGTTCAGGTAGATTGGCACGTCTGTTGACATTATAGGTTCCGAGGTATGCTTTATGTAGGGAACTTTTTACACCAGGATTTCCTACTTGAGTTCCTATACCTGTGAATCCTGTTATTCCTCCAATGAAGGAATCTGCATACTCTTCCCCTACTTCAATGTAGTAGTCAACAACTTCATTGGTATATGGTCTTGAGAATACTCCTGTCTGATGTGTAAAGATTGGTGTGTTTCCGTAATAACTAATCGGAGCGTTTTGAACATAATTGTTCAAAACTCTCGATACATCTATGATTCCGAGATTGTTTGGATTGGGAGTTGCTTTCCCCTCGAAAACAGGATAGTTGTTTACATAGAGATTATATACATATCTGAACTTCGGTTCGTTAGCAGTGTCTGCGGATACAACCCAATAAATCCCATCGGATTTTGTTGGTTGAAATTCATAAGGAGTTTTTGTAATAAAGGTTGCCATTATTTGAGGATTACAAGATTTTTTATTATGAGATTTTCGAAATAAGATGCTGCCGCTTCTTGTCCCGTTAGGATAAGTTGGTCCATTACTTGATTCTGTGCTTTTTCAAAGAAGTTTATTCCTTTATATCCTTTTTCTCGGATTGACCTCGCAATCAGGTATGCTTTTGAATCCTCGGATGCACGAGTGAATCTTCCTCTTTCATTTCTCCAAAGGATTGGTTTCACTTTAATCCATTTTTTTATATTCTCCAAACCAAGATAACCAACAGGACCAGGTTTTCTACCTTTGTCAATTATTTCAGGAAGGTAGTCAGGGTCTGTATCAAACGCAGCAACAACCAACGGGTTACCCTGTTCAAAGTCTACAACGACATCCACGGTAAGTGAATTTATCATTCGTTTGGATGCTATCCTTGGGGAGTTACCACGTTTGAATCCACCGTAATAACCTTCAGAACGATAAGGGATTCTTAGTTGGTCCTGAATCGCATCGTAAAGAAGGTCAGCAATCTCTTGTAGATATTCTAATTGTTCGTCCATTAGTATTTGTTATTGAGGTAGGTGAACATTTGTCCCATTTCACCATCTGTTAGTTTTCTATTAAAGTAGAATTGTTCTGCGATATATCCTTCGAATCCTGTTCCTTGTATTTGACCTGGTGGGATTGACGGAGGGAGTGCTACATTGAAGAAGTAACCTGATGATGATTGGAATAATGTTCCATTTATCCATGCTTCACTTCTCATGGTCAGAGTATTATCCATGTAAGTTCTCCATCCAAGGTCAATCCAAGTATTAGCAGACGCAGTTATATTGAATCCTACAAATTGTAGACCAAAAGTAGGTTGGAACCATCTATTCAATTCGATATTACCTCCTGCGTATTTCAATTGGAACCATCTGTATGGAACAGTTGAACCATCCCATAGAGTGTTATTTAAAGCACCTCCACCACTATCTGAAGATAGAATAACTTGTTCTTGAGTAGAACCTGTGAAATAATGTCTCGTGAAGAATGTGAAATCAGTTGAACCTGTTAGTTGTGGATAATCTCCATTCAAAGATGTTATTGTTTCGTTAGGGGTTCCTACGTTAAACAGTGCGGAACCTGAGAAGTTCACCTCAGTTGATGGGTAAACACCACTAATGAACTTAGGTTTACTGACACTTGCTAATAAGTCATCCCCACCTTTGAATAATGTACTTGAATCAACACCATCAATTACCCATTTAATTGAATTATTTCCTGTCAAATCCAAGAATGATGGATTTGAATACTGTGACCACCATAACGCACCAAGTGTTCCAGGGTCAGGAACAGGAGGAGTCGGTGTCAAAGTCGGAGTGACGGAAGGGGTCGGACTTGGGACACCAGGTGTTTGAGTGACAGATGGAGTGACGGTGGGGGTAGCAGTATTCGTAGGCGTCGGAGCATTCGGAGTTTGAGAAGGTGTGGGGGTTGGGTATTGAACACATGCGTTGATGTCTTCAAATACTTGTATGTTGAGGTCGAGTGCTACACCTGCTACGTTGTCGTTAAACCTTTCCATGAATGGTTGTGCCTGTGCAGGTAAGATGGTCTCAAAATAATCAAATAAATCCCCACGTTTGATTTGAGATAATAGGTCTCTCGCACATAAGGACATATCAGACACACAATCTTTTTCGTTTGTTAAATCCTCGTTCAATCTATCTGCGAATATCGCAGACACCTGATACGTCGTTGTATTTTCGTCGTATTGAATTGACAATGGAACGATAAATAAGAATGGATAGACCACGGTGGTACCTGAGACATTCTTTCCGAAGTCAACGAGGTTACCATAACCGAATGAGTTCAATCTTGGATTGTTCTCTTGGAACGATTGAAGTATATCCAAGACCTTATGAAAATCTACATATTCTTCCATTGTTTCGATTTTTGTTTCATTTTCTCAATCTCCTTTCGTTCTTGTTCCCTTCGGTCCTTGAAAACTGAGAGTGTGTTTAGACATATATAAATAGGGAGATTATCTATGACACGAATTTTTGTGATATCTTCTTGACAGAGTTCAAGCGTTGCTCTAAAATAGAATCGAGCCGTAACTTCTTTCGGACCCATTTTGGAAATACCTTCATCCCCTTCTCCGTCAGTCGGTAAATCTTGGTCTGTAATTCCAAAGAACTCTTTATATCTTCGATGTATGTTTTGCTTATGAAAAAAAAAAGTTGTGCAGAACCAAACCAAATCTTGATTGGTATTTTTTTGAATGATTCTGCTCTTTCCTCGATGGTGTCTGCGTCATAGGGTTCGATAACATATTTTGTTCCATCCATCTTTGTTACAGGTCTATACAACACAGATAATATCTTGTGGATATTCTCTGTGATATCTTGTGAGGATAGGAATTCCAAATCCTTCCACGCACCCCATGCTAACTTTCCCCAATCGTTTTCAAATCCATAGGTCTTGTCTTGGTATTCAAATGTGAATACCATATCCTTGGTCACATTGTCTGTGAGACGTTTGAAGATGAATGCTTCTACGAATTCAACTTGTTCTCTGTTTGCGTTCTTTAGTTCTGTCTCAGGAATGTTCAGATAAACCGATAATAACTTTGAGGGGTTTACATTTTCCAAAAAAACCTTTTGTAGTTGGATTCTTTGGTATTGTTCTACGGTCATCGATTCTTCGATTTCGTATTCTTTCTTTCCAATTTTTACTTTAATCATACTAATATTCTATAATTACCTTGTCGTTTATTTAATGTGGAATCAAGGACATAACGGATGGCGTCAATTCCGTGGTTCATCTCGTCGATGGGAACATCCAATAACTTTCCGTCTTTATCTGTTTTCCATTTATATGATTGGAATTCTAAAAGTATATTTGGTGAATCGTTTGTAATAAAGACCTTGTGTCGTTTTATTTTATCAATACCTGCGAGGATTGATTGTTTTGACACAGGTTTTGCGTTGTAACGATTTCTTTTTAATTCCTCGATATTCTGTGGTAAAGCAGAGTCACACCATATTGAGTCGGTCTTTTCAATCTTTAATTCATCCATTTTATAGATGATATCACCCATCGTCAAATTCTTTACATAGAGTTTTTCCTTGATATAAAGTTCATCATTCCTTTGATAAACCTCGACCAAACAAGTAGGAGAATTAAATCCCCAGTCGATTGCTCTTCCCAAGAGTTTACAATCCATTGGGATAGTGTCCGTCGTTCTCCAAGTGTTGAATACAAGTGTTGTGGGAATCCCTTTCTCCCCGAGCGAGTAAATGCGGTAGTATTGTTGGTCAGTTTCTTTGAGACGTTCGATTTCATCAATTATTGATTGTGGTATAAATGGATTATCCCTCCACGTTGTTTTGAAGAAATAACAATCTTCTCTTTTCTCCAAGTCATAAACCCATGAATTTATTTCTGATGGATTAAAATCGAGAATAGAGAATTCCTCTGTTCTCATGATTAGTTGTCTCCAATCCTCGAGGGTTAGTTCGTTTGCTTCGTTACAATAGAGAAAATGTCTTTTGGAACCCCTGAGTTTTTGTGGTTCGTCACAACTGAACCAATTTATTATTGAACCATTTGGTAGTTCGTAGTATCCATCTTGTTTGTGCCAATTGGATGGGTTGTAAATCCCATACATCTCAAGGACCTGAATAAGGTCTTTTAAGACACTATTTTTTAGGGAAGGTAAAGTCTTACGTACGATGGATAAAGTCTTGCCTTGAGTCTGTAATAACTTCTGAATGTAGAATATCAGAATGTTCATTGTTTTCCCTGAGCGACTTCCACCCTGTGCTGTTACAATCTTCTTTCCAAGTTCTTGTGCTTTGAGAAGATGTTCAAATACTATGGTAGTTTGTACTTTGGTCAAGTAATTTGTTTTTCCCTGCTTTTTTAATTATGAAATCTTTTCTTTCGGAAAAGATTTCATCATCCATCTGTTGAAATAATGATTCGATGTATGGGTGAACAAAATCTCTTGTATACCTTTCTTCCAAAAATAAGAATGGTTCATAACTGATGTATCCTTTTCCATTCAATTTTAGTGAATCAGGTAAGTGTTCAATCAACAAGAACTTTGGTTTGTAATAACCATCTTTGGAATGTTTGTTGAAAAAGTTATTCAACTTCCTTGATAACATTCTTGTATGTTTTTTGTAATTGTCACAATCTGTGAATAGGTATGTTCCAATCCATATTGAGATTGTATCTATTGTTGTTCCTCTTCTGTTGGAACTTATTTTGTAGACTGCGTTTTGATATTCATCATATCTTACGAATCCATTCTTTGCGATTATCATCTGCCTTGTTTTTTTAATTCGAAATAATGTTTAACATTTTCTTGATTTGTGACCCATTCTAAATTTTCAATTCGATTATTTTTTTTATCACCATCTATATGATTCACTTGGTTTTTTCCTTCTATTTTGTCAATAAAATGTTCTGCAACCAATCTATGTATTCTGTAATGTTTTTTGAATAAAGAAACACATGGGTAACCTTTTGTATTAAAAAATGGTTTCAAAATTTGACCAATCGTTTTTTTTCTTTGTCTCGAATTTATGAAAGATTTCACTTTACCTAAATTTGAGATTTGATAGAAACCTTTTGTTCCTATAATCTCTCTCCATTGTTCTTTAATTTCAACCTTGTCCACGATATTTTGATTTATTTTTTTCTTTAGGTCCTCTGTGTTTCTTTGGTTTTCCACCT